AACGCGGAAGCAATCGCACCACGGGACGATTCTAGCGCCTCTACCGCCATCGAACGCTCAAGGTCCGGCGTCAAATCCTGCGGTTTCCAGTCGGCTTGGGGCTGCGGTCCGCCGGCAGCGGAGACGGCAACGGATTCACGCATAAGGACTCGACCACGCTGGCCCCGAAAAGAACGGCCAAGGGTCTCGTTATTGGTTTCGGGATTTTCAGGGAAAGGCACGA